GAGCGTGGCATTGGTGCTTACCGTCAGAACCCATCGTCAGTGCGGCCCACCGTGGCTGGTGCTGAGCAGTGGGCATACGCTCGCGTCAACGGGTTCTTGCATGCACTCAAGACCGGCAAGTTCAAGCGCAAGCCATATGACACTGACTTGCTGCCCGAAGGCCACCCGCTGTCGAGCAAAGACAAGGGCGACAAGGCTGCACTTGAGAACTTCCCTGACGTATACACCACGCCAGAGGAAGCCGAGAGCCGTGCCGAGGTGCTTGGCTGTGATGGCATCCACGAACACCCCGGCGATGCCTACGGCTATGACGGCGTGATCTACATGCCATGCTCGTCGCATCGTGACTACGAAGCAGCCATCAAGGATCAGCAGAAGAAGTATGAGGACATTGACTTCACGCCGCCTGCTGACGTTCAGGAAGAGGCACAGCGCGGCTTGGATTGGCGGGCCGAGCATGGACGCGGCGGTACTGAGGTCGGCGTGGCTCGTGCGCGTGACCTGAGCAACGGCGTGTCTGTCTCGCCTGAGACAATCCGCAGAATGGTCAACTTCTTCACACGGCATGAGGTTGACAAAGAAGCAGAAGGCTTTGAGCGTGGTGAGGACGGCTACCCGTCAGCCGGTCGCATTGCGTGGGCGTTGTGGGGTGGCGATGCCGGGCAACGATGGGCCAACTCGATTCGTGATCGCATGGACGCAGAAGACGAACGCGGAGAGAAGGTATCGCGGAGAGAAGGTGAGAGCCTTGACAACTGCGTTGCACGCGGCATCGAGGTGCTGATGGCTGAGGGCTACGAGCGTGACCAAGCGGTTGCTATTGCCTACCGTCAGTGCGGCACAGCCACCAAGCGTGCGGTTGCCTTCTTGACCGGCATGGAGCCGGAGATGCAGAAGAAGGCGTTCGACGGGCCAAGCAAAGAAGACTGGCCCGAACGTACCAAGGAAGCCCGCAAGGCTATTGAAGACGTTGAGGACTACGAGCCAGAACCGGCAAGCGAAGACATCCGAGCAGGCGAACCAGCCAACCCAGCACGCCGGATTCAAACCAACTTGGTGCGGGTACTCGACGAGCAGAAGCGTGAGATCATCAACGCCCTGCTTGGTGCGAAGGGCGGCAAGAAGCAGTTTGGCCCGCAAGACCTGATGCGATTGCTGACCGCTATGGGAGCCTTCGAGGTGCAATATCAAGAAGCAGTTGCTGGGCCAATGGCTGAGGCGACTGCATCCGGCAGCACCTTCGGCACGAACGAGGTTGGCGTGTCTGGTGCGTTCGATGTGACCAACCCGCGTGTGGCTGAGTTTGCTGCAACGTACTCACAGCAGTTTGCTAGTGAGGCTGCTGCGGCATCCTTGCGACGAGCGCGGACGGTGATTGCACGCGGCTTGGAGCAAGGCCAAAGCGCACAGCAGATTGCAGACCAGATCAGCGTTGACTATGCGTTCAGCCCTGAGCGAGCGACCGTGGTGGCACGCACTGAGACTGCCCGTGCGTTCGTGGAAGGCGAGCGGCTTGGGTGGGAAGAGTCCGGCGTGGTGCGTGGCAAGCAGTGGCAACTCGCCGCAGGTGCTTGCCCGTTCTGCCAACAGACTGCCGTGAAAGGCACAGCCAAGGTCTTCGGCCTCAATGAACCCTTCTGGAAGAACGGTGACACCATCTCTGCTGGAGGCGGCACCTATTCCGTCCGATATGGCGATGTGCAAGGTGCGCCACTTCACCCCAACTGCCGGTGCGACATCATCCCCGTGCTTGGAGATACTGACTGATGAATGAACTGAACCCAACCGAATACGGGTTGAAGTCTGATGTGCCAACCGTCTGGCGTGAACTGTCGATCAAGAACATCGAGATTGATCAGCCCAAGCGCAGCGTGCTTGCGTACATCACCACGGATCGCGTGGACGAAGAAGGCGAGGTGGTCGTGCCTGAGGGCATTGACTTCTCACGCTTCAAGAAGACTGGCACGGTGTTCTATAACCACGACTACGCAGCCCCGTGCGGCGTCTGCACCAGCATCAAGCACACTGATCGTGGCATCATGGCGGTCACGCAGTTCCCTGAGCGGCCTGAAGGCTACGAGGGCAAGTGGCTGCCTGATGAGGTGTTCGCCATGTTCGCCTCTGATCCGCCGATTGTGAAGGCGTTTAGCATCGGCTTTGCGTACACCCAAGTGCGCCAGCCCACCAAGAAAGACTTTGACCGATACGGTCGTGATGACATCAAGCGAATCGTGAGCAAGTCACGCATGCTGGAGTACAGCGTTGCACCCTTGCCCATGAACGAAGACGCCATTGCCGTTCAAGTCACCAAGCAACTAAATGACACCGGCGACGTAGCCGATGTATGTAATTGTTCGCAGGCATCGTGCGAGACCCCTGAGAGCGTCAACTGTCGGCAGGCAGTTGGAGAAGCAGAGCAGGCATCAGCGACTCAGCCAGAGCGAAGTTCTATTGAATCTGAAATGAAAGGTTTACCCATGTCGGAAGATATCCGAAAGAAAATGATGGTTGACCTCAAGCCAGACATGACCATCGCCGAACTCGTGGCTGCCATGCAAATGGAAGACGAGGCCGACGCTGTGCGTGCTGAGGTTGAGGAAGAAGTCGAGAAGGCTTCTGTAAAGACCGAAGATGAAAAAGAAGAGGACAAGGCTGCCAAGTCCGCTGTCGCTCTTGTCGCTGATCTGGTCAAGAAGCAAGCCGCAGAAGGTCGCCGTCGTGTTGCCGCTGCTACGCCTGTCGTGACCGCTCCAAGTGCCACTGGCAATCTGAAGCACTTGAAGGACGCTGAAACCGCACACGGTATCGGTCAGTTCTTCTTGGGTTCGATGGGCAACAAGTCTGCCCAACAGTGGGTGTCTGACCGCTACGGCATCAAAGCCCACGGCGAAGGCAACAACTCACTCGGTGGCTTCTTGGTTCCTGACGAACTTGAACAAGCAATCATCGACCTGCGTGCCAAGTTCGGCAAGTTCCGTGCGAACACCCGCGTCTTGAACATGAGCCGAGACACCTTGCTGATTAACCGAATCGCTGGCGGCCTGACCGCTTCGTTCGTTGGTGAAGGTTCCTCGATCACCGAGACCGATGCTTCCTTCGATCAAGTGTCCTTGGTTGCCCGTAAGGCTTCCACCCTCACCCGATACAGCCGCGAGTTGGCAGAAGATTCAGTTGTGAATCTTGGCGACTTCTTGGCTGGCGAAGTGGCCCGTGCTTTTGCCAACGCAGAAGACGAAGCAGGCTTCAACGGTGATGGTGGTTCTGGCAACGGCGGCATCGTCGGACTCAAGAACGCTGTTGGCTCTGCTGGTCAAAAGACCGGCTCTGGCAACGAGTACTCTGAGTTGACTCTTGCTGACTTCACCGGCACTGTTGGTCTGGCCCCTGAGTACGTCTTCTCGCAAGGCACACCAAAGTGGTACATGTCCACCCAGTTCTACCACACCGTGGTTCTGGATCTTCTCGCTGACGCTGGCGGAAACACCAACCTCACACTCGCTGGTGGCGTGGCTGTGCCTTCCTTGTTCGGCTACGAAGTCGTGCTTGCTGACGTCTTGCCTAAGACTCAAGCCAACTCTCAACTGTGTGCTTACTTCGGCGCACTCGAACTCGGAACCACGATGGGCGACCGTCGGCCTACCGAGATTGCCGTGAGCGAAGACCGCTACTTCGAGTCCGATCAAATCGGTGTTCGTGGTACGACTCGCTTTGACATCAACTGCCACGATGTTGGTGACAGCAGCGCCGCTGGTGCTATCGTTGCCCTCAAGACGGCTGCTTCCTAATTGAAAGGTTGATACCAAATGATTTCACTTCAAGACATCACCTTCAAACACTTCTCCGAGTCTGACGCTTCGGCAACGACCAAGGAGATTGACACCCTGAACGCTGACTATCTCGTCATTCAGTTCTTCACCTCTGGTGGGTCGAATGGCGCTATGGCAGCACTCAAGTTGCAAGAGTCCGACGCTTCTGGATCTGGTCAAGCCGACATCTCCGGCACTGACTTGTCCAGCACCGTCACCTCTCCAACCAACGTTGCCGCTGATGATGGCTGTGCTTTGTACTTCGTTGACCTGCGTGGTCGGAAGCGCTACATCACCATCTCGTTTGACGGGCCTGCCTCGTCCAGCAACTATGTTGCAGCGTTTACCCTCAACGATCAGCGACCAATCACCGCAGCCGACGCCGACTGGCAAGGCCGCGTTGTGGTCATCTGATCACTCACACCCGTGACCTTCCTCTCAAAGGCCCGGCAGTCCATTCGTGGCTGCCGGGCTGAGGGGGGAAAAGGAGACTGCTGATGGCTCTGGCTGACAACGCACTCGTATCTCTGGCTGATGCAAAGGCGTACATGGGGGTTGGCACATCCGGCGATGATGCCCTGATCGAACGCCTGATCAACGCAGAGTCAACTCGTATCGAGCGGTACTGCGACCGCAACTTCAGAAAGCAGTCATACCGCGAGTCATACAACGGCTCCGGGCAACGGCGGTTGCGGCTTCGCAACTTCCCCGTGATCAGCGTGACCCGTGTTGCCATCGGCAGCAAGTTGGCGTTCACCGTCACCAGCGACACTTCAACCGACCTTCGTGCCATCGTTGAAGTTCGAGACAACCGGCTTGACTTGACCCGTCATGCTTCGGATGGCACGAAGACAGAAACTCACTTTGAGTTCACAGCCAGCGGCAAGGAAACCGCACAAGGCTTGGTCAACCACATCAACGCCACGACCGGCTATGACGCCACGCTCTCAACCAACTGCCTGAGTCAAGACCTGTTCCGCACTGGCGGCGTGAACGTCATGCTCTCATCGGCACAGATCTACTTCCCTGACCGCGACGATATCCCGTATCGGATCCACGATGACCGTGCCACGCTTGAGTTCATTGACTCTGCTGACATGCTGTTCTTTGGCAAGCGGACTGACGCAGGTCTGCCGATGCCAGAAACCTTCGCGGGCATCCTTGTTGAATACGATGCCGGGTATGACGGCTTGACCGAGATACCTGCTGACCTTGCACAAGCCTGCATTGAGTTGGTGCAGTACGCCTACAGCAACAAGGCCGAGAACCCAACCATGCAGTCTGAGTCAATCGGCTCATACTCGTACACCCGTGCATCCGATCCCATCCGATCATCGGAGCGGATCAGAGAACTTCTGGCCCAGTTCATTGATAGGAAGTCATGAGCGTCACCGAACTCATCACAAAGCATGGCGTGTCAATCACCATTCAGACCGCCGGAACCGCGAACGATGCGTCAGGCTTCCCGGTGCTGACGTACTCGGACGGCTCAACCGTCACTGGGTTCATTCAGCCTGCTGGAGCGTCGGAGCCTTTGCAAGCCGGTCGTGACGAACTCGTGATCACGCACCGCGTGTACTTCGATGCAGGCGTGACCATCGCACCAACCAACCGGCTGAAGTTCACCGATCCGGCAGACAGCAGCGTGCGGTTCTTGGAAGTGGTCGGCGTGATTAAGCCCGGCATGTTTGCTGGTGCTGCGTCCCTTGCCCACGTTGTGGTTGACTGCTCCGAAGATTCAACGGCGGTGGCATGAGTTATCAGTTCAACAACAAACTGGTGATGCAACTTGGCGAGAAGATGGCGGCTGGTGCAGTGTTCGCAGCGGGCACACTGCTGCAAACAGAGATCAAGGAGCGTCTCAACCTCAAGTCATCAAGGCCACCGAACCCACCATCAGTTGCACCTGCTGGCCCGTATCGGAATCTTGGCACACTTGGTCAAAGCATCCAAGTTGATGATCGAAACAATAAAGGCAAAAAGCCATTTGTGCGCGTTGGCACATCGCTGGTCTACGCGGCTCGGCTTGAGTTCGGGTTCGTTGGTTCAGACAGCAAGGGCCGCGTGATCAACCAAGCAGCCAGACCGTACATGCGTGACTCGCTGAACAACAATGTCAAAGAGATGCGTAAAGCCGCCATCAATGCTGCCAATGACGTATTCAAGAAGTTCGCGGCACAGCGAGGTGGACGATGAGCCAAGACGTTGTAAAAGCGTTCTACACGCAACTGATCAGCGACACCAGTGGCGGCTCGTTCCACACAGCCGTGGGCGGTCGGATCTACGAGCAGGAAGCCCCAAGCATGGAAGCCGTGCCGCTGGCAACCTTCCAACTGATCAGCGCACCGTTTGAGCAGACGTTCAACGGCAGCACAATCAAGGACTATCTGTTCCAAGTCGATATTTACAACAGGAAGCAGGACGGTATGACAGCCCTCGGCGGCATCCAAACCAAACTGCTT